CGCAGTCGCAGCCCGAGCCCGAGGCGGTGGCCGCCGTTGTCGCCAAGCGTTCCCTGGTCCGTGACGCCGCTGCGGCGTGGACTCTGAGGCTCCGCAATGTCTGAAGCCCGCTGCACCTGCGGCGAGAAACTCCGCTGCCGTTCCAGCCGCCCCTGCGGTGACGAGCGGCAGCGGTATCTACGCTGCCCCCGGTGCGGGGCTCGGGCGGTGGCGTTTGTCAAAACAACAGTTTCTGAAGTGCGCTTCTGCAAGAGGTCGGCCCGCTAGTGGCACTGTGGACTCCACGGCAATACCGCCGCCAGGAGATTCACACAGTGGACAACCTCAAGAAGCTTCAGGACGAGGCGGCTGCCCTCGCCAACCGGATCGACGCCGTTCGTGCGATCGAGGCCGAAGACACGACCGCTCGCGATGTCGAACTGATCGACCTCAACAAGCGTGCCGACGAACTCACCGCCAAGATCGACTTCGAGAAGAAGGTCGTCGAGTCGGCCAAGAGCCTGCGATCGGTGGTCGAGCGTTGCTCGCCCGCCCCCGAGGTCCGTGCCGATGAGCCCAAGGTTCGCATCGAGGCCGTTCCCTTCTCGGGCCGCCTGCGTGCGTTCAACAGCGTCGAGGATGCCTACAAGACGGGCATGTGGCTGAAGGCCAAGAGCGGCGACGCCGAGGCCAAGCGGTGGTGCCAGGATCACGGCGTTGAGGCCCGTGCGATGGGTTCGACCTCGGCGAACAGCGGTTCGGCCGTGGTGCCCGACGTGCTCTCCTCGACGGTCATCCGGCTCGTCGATCAGTATTCGGCTTTCGCTCAGAACGCCACGAGCGTGGCGATGCCGAGCGACGTGCTCCAGTTTCCTCGCAGGTCCGGCGGAACGACCGCGTACTGGATCGACGAGAACACCGCGATCACTGCCAGCGACCCGACCATGAATCAGGTCTCGCTGACGGCTCGCAAGGTCAGTGGGGCCGTGGTGATCGCGAGCGAGTTGCTTGCTGACTCGATCGTTTCGATTTCGGATTTCATCGCCACGGAACTTGGGCTGTCGCTCGCCAACGCCGTCGAGGCTGCGGCGTGGAGCGGTAACCCGGCGAATGCTCCCGCCGTGGCCGGTCTTGTGACCAGCCACACGGGCGGCCTGCTCGCCTCCTCGGGTGCTACCTACGCGGCGTCGCTCGTGACCGCTGCCGGTGACACCCCCGACGAGGTGACCAAGGCCAACCTGCTCGCGATGATGGCGGCCGTGCCGCAGCACTCGCGTCAGGGTGCCAAGTGGTTCTGCTCGCCGTTCTTCTTCGCGACCTGCATGCAGGCTCTCGACCTGAACCAGGGCGGTTCGGTCGGTCTGTCGCAGGGCATGGGTCTGACGTTCCTCGGCAGCCCGGTGGTCCTCACCGACCGGCTCCCGAGCGGTGCGGACTCGACGGGTGCGGTCATGGCGCTGTACGGCAACATGGCCAACAGCTCCTACTACGGCGTGCGGCAGTCCATCGAGATCGCGAGCAGCGACCAGGTGAACTTCCTCAGCGACCAGACCGTGATTCGGGCCGTCGCCCGCGTGGCGATCGCTCACCCGAACCTCGGTTCGTCCACCGTCGCCGGTCCGGTCATCGGCCTCGTCGGTGCGTGAGCCTGACGGCTTGACGTGATGTGCAAACTGGGCGGGCCGCTCCACAACGGGGCGGCCCGCTCTCTTTTTGAGGTAGCACATGATCGTTCGCGTGGGTGGTACTGAGGCAGACGTTCGGGTGGAGGCCGTGATGAGCGTCCCCCGGCTCGGGTTTATGTCGAACTTCTACACATGGGCGCAGGCGCTCATGCCGCTCGGCATACGGCCCACAATGATGCAGGGGGCGTTTTGGTCCCAATGCCTGTCGAGGGTTTGCGAGAAGTTCGTAGACAAATGCGAGTACCTTCTCGTTATCGATTACGACAGCGCGTTCAGCCGCGATGATCTTGAGCAGCTATTCGCCCTTGCCATGACGTTCCAGTGCGACGCGCTCGCCCCGCTGCAAACAAAGCGGGAAGACGGCAGGCCGATGTTGACCCTAAAGGGCACGCTCGAAAACCCGCCCGAGGGCGGCAAGACAACGCTGCCGAAGGAATGGTTTGCCGAGCCGGTGCAGGAAGTGGACACGGCGCACTTCGGCTGCACCATCCTGAGCACGGCCGCCCTGAAGCGGTGCAAACTGCCGTGGATGCAGGAACTGCCCAACAGCGACGGCACCTGGGAGGAGCAGCCCAAGACGCCGGGCGATCCGAACTGGCGGCCACGGCGAGATGCCGACATTGCATTCTGGGTCAACTGGCGAGAAAGCGGAAACCGCTTGTTCGTGACGCCACGGGTGTGCATCGGCCACGGCGAGTATGTCTTCACATGGCCCGGCAAAGACCTCGGCAAGCCCGTCTATCAGCACGCCACCGAATACTGCAACACGATGCAGAAGCCCGAAACTGCATGGAGCGTGCCCCAATGAAGAAACTAAGGATGCTGCGTTCGTTCCGAAGCTACCGCGCCGGGCAGGTGGTGGAGATCCCCGGCGGGCTCGCTCAAGAGTTGATCGCCCGGCGGTTCGCGGTGGAGGACCGGCAGCAGGAGTTGATCGAGACGGCCGCCGTCGAGCGCGACGTGGAGACGGCCGACGCCACGCCCAAGCGGAGACGCAAGAAGTGAAGTACCGCAGCCTCAGCCGCCAGACGCCGCCCGCCGTGGAGCCCGTGACGCTCTCCGAGGCGAAGGCCCACTGCCGCATCGACGGCAACGCAGACGATGCCTACGTCCAATCCCTCGTGACTTCAGCGCGTGAGTGGTGCGAGCAGTACCTCGACCGCACGCTCGTCTACACGCAGTGGGTGATGAGGTTCGACCGATTCCCACCAGACGGCACGATGGACATCGAGCTCCCCCGCCCGCCAATGGCGACCGCTGGCACAGCCACGGCCGTCGCCTTGACGTTCACCTTCCAGACGGGCGAGACGGCCACCTACTCGTCGGCGAGTTACCGCGTGGACCGGCACAGCACGCCGGGGGCCGTGAAGGCGTTGTACGGCCAGACGTGGCCCCCGCACCTCCAAGACGACAACGCGATCAGCGTGACGTGGTGGGCTGGCTACGGGTCGAGCGGCACCGCCGTACCTGCCGCGATCCGGCACGCAATGCTGATGCTCGTGGGCTTCTGGTACGACAACCGCAGCACGGTGCTCGTGGGCTCGATCTCCAAAGAACTGGAGTTCGCCGTGTCGTCCCTGCTCGACTCGCAGAAGTGGGGCTCGTACCGATGATCGACGCCGGGAAACTCCGCGACCGCGTTACCGTCCAGATCGCCAGCGGCACGACCAATGCCCTGGGCGAGACGGTGCTGGCGTGGAGCAACTCCACGAGCGTCTGGGCGAGCGTGGACGGCGTGAGTGCCCGCGAGGCTCTGACGGCTGGCCAGCAGGACGTGAGCGTGACCCACAAGGTGCGGCTGCGATTCCTGCCTGGCCTTACGCAGCAGATGCGGTTCGCATGGCGTGGCCGCACGCTGGAGATCGTGAGCCTGCTCGAGCACGGTAACCGCAGCGAGCACGAAGCGATCTGCACGGAGAACGTCGGCTAATGGCTGGCATCAAGGTCGAGGTGTCGTTTCACGACATCCAGCCCATCCTCGACAAGTTCGCCGCCCTGCCTGGGCAGGTGGGCGGCACGATGCTACGGGCCGCGCTCCAGAAGGCGATCGAGCCCGCCTTCACCGCCCTGGGCAACGTCACGCCGGTCGGCCCAACCCGCAACCTCTACCGTGCCCGCAATAAGAAGGTGGTCGTTTACCAGAAGGATCGCGTGGGCGTTGGCCTGGTCGGCTACACGCAGTCGGGCAAGGCCGACAACACGAGCGCGCAGGGCGGCAAAGTGCGCGCGGGCCGGGACCGGGCGTTTCACCAGTGGTGGATCGAGAACGGCACGAAGCCCCGCAAGATCACCACGCTGGCCAACAAGCCTTACCAGCGCCGCAGTAAGAACGGCCTCGTGCATTGGGTGAGCGGGCAGAACGGCTACATCGCCAGTTCGTTCAATGGCCTGGGGCCGTTCAAGATCCGCAAGCGGGGCAACTCGTTCACGACGAAGCCGGGCTACCCCAAGGCGTTCTTCGTGAAGCGGAGCCAGCCCTTCACGATCCCGGCGACCCCGGGCGGTGGCGTGGCTCGGCAGCCGCCCGTGCAGACGGCGTGGCAGCGTTCGCAGTCGCAGGTCGCCAGCGTGCTCCGCGAGCAACTATCGCTGTCGCTGGAGCGGGCGCTGGAATCCATCGCCACGTTCTCGGGCAAGACGGTCTCGGGCTAACTGCAAGAGGCGGCCCGCCGCTGGCGATGATGCGGGCATGCCGCTCAAGAGCCCCGAGCAAGTCGTGCGAAATGCCCTGGTAACAACCACGGCCGTCTCGTCGCTGGTGGGAACGCGGATCTATCCCGTGCTGGCCCCCACCACGGCGGCCCTGCCGTTTGCGGTGTATCGCCGCAGTTCCATCCAGCGGCAGCAGACGCTCGCCGGGCCGCTGGGCCTGCCGACTGTGAACATGGAGATGCAGATTTACGCCACCACCTACGAAGGCGCACGCGAGGTGGCCGATACGTTCCGCTCGGTTCTGGATGGGTACGGCGGAACCTTGAACAATGTGGAAGTACAGAACGCTTCGCTAGAGCAGGAGTCGGACGACTTCGTGCAGCTGGCCGGGGCGGAGTTGCCTCCGGTGTATAGCGTCACGCAGAACTACGCATTGACCTGGGTGGAGACCTGAAATGGCAAGCCTTTCGACTGGTTCGGTCGTGGTTGGCGGCAGCACGCTGCACGCCTACTCGGTGCAGTTTTCTGGCGCAGGCGGCGGCGCTGGAGACGACACCATCGACGTGACCACGCTTTCCGACAACCAGATCGTGACGATGAATCGCCCGCTCAAGGCTTCCGGCGCTGCCGGGGCAACCTACTCCGTCACGGTTGAGTATTTCGGCACCAAGGTCGCCACCAGTGCCAGCAGCAGCGTCACGCTGCCCGTGCTTGGCGCTCGTTCCAACTGCACGGTGTCTTCGTCTTCGACCACCTTTGCCGTGAATGATGCGGTTCGCGGTTCCGTCACTATCCTCGTTCCGTAAGGTGCATACATGGCCAGTAGCTCACAGGGCAATCGCGGCTCTTTCACCGTGTGCGGCGTGGCGCTCACGGAGATCACGCGCTTCGTGGAAACCGGCAACAACATCGCCGCCACAGACAACACGATTGACGTGAGCCACCTGGGGGTCACCGGAACCAGCACGATCACGATTGCCGCCCTGGCGGACCCCAACGCCACGGGCGGTTCGCCGAACGAATACCAGATTGACTACATGGGCACGGCGCTCTTCTTCGTCGGCCAGACTGCCGCAGGCCAGACGGTCACGGCGGCCTCGCTGACGCTGGCGGTCAACGACGTTCCGCGTGGATCGGTCACCGTCTCCATCGGGTGACAAATGGCCGCGTCATCGCAAGGCTTTTCCGTCAGTTGGGGCGGATCTGCACTGACGGAGGTTTACTCCGTCACATGGCAGAAGGGCGGCGGCATGCCGACCGGCCGCAGCGGAGCGTGGAGCAGCAGCCTCGGCAGTTTCTCCATTGAGGCATTTGCGCCGATCGGCGCAACGTATGGGCAGCGGGCATCGTTCAGCGTCGGCGGCTTGACAGGTTTTGCAGTATGTACCGGCGTGGGCGGCAGCGTTCAGGTGAACGACGCCCGGCGGTATTCTGCAACCTTTCAAATCGTGAGCTAATCCATGACGCTGACCAAGCAACAAATCCTTGCGGCGGATGATCTCGGCCTGCTCGAAGTCCCGGTGAAGTCGTGGGGCGGGAGCATCTACATCCGCGTGATGAGCGTGGCCGAGCGGGACGCCTACGAAAACGAGTGGGTCCGCTCGAAGCAGACCGGCGTGGACAACTTCCGCACGAAGTTTCTCCAGAAGGTCATCTGCGACGAGAAGGGCGAACTGCTCTTCACCACGCCCGAGGACATCGCCGCTCTGGGCAAGAAGAGCGCCAAGGTTATGGGCCTCATTTGGCAGAAGGCGATGGAGCACAACGCCCTCACGGAAGAGGACGTGCAAGAACTGGGAAAAGCCTAAACGCCAGGCCGACGCGCCGGTTCATGTTCCGCTTGGCGGCCCACCTCGGCATGACTGTCCGCGAACTCGGAGAGCGGATGGACTCTCGCGAGTTTGCCGAGTGGGTGGCGATGCACCGTTTCTTTGAGCCGCTGCCCGATCCGTGGAGGCAGACGGGGCTGCTAGCCTCCGCATCTCTTGCGCCATACTGCCCTAAAGGCCGCACGCCCAAGGCCGAAGACTTCGTGCCGGTCGAGACGCCGAAGCAGCACGACAACCAGATTGCCGACGCCATTGAGCAGGCGAAGGCTCGCATGGCGAAGA